TCCCATCGGAAGCGCAAGTCAGGCGCCTCCGCTCTCGGTCGCACGTGGTGCACGTGCTCGGCCGCGAGTCCGCACCGGGCGCACGCCGGGTGCTCCATGAGGTAGCGTCGCCTGAGCTTCGCCCACGTCGTCCCGAGGTACGCTCTCGGCGCGTGTTTCGGTCCCTTCCAGTGCGGCTCGAACTTCGGTCTCACGGCGGTACTCCTCGAGGAAGCGTGGAAGGTCGTCAAGGCGCAGCATCACGAGCCACGGCCTGTAGGTCGAGCGCATGAGCACGGCCGGCACGCGCCTCGTGGGGGTCGAATCCCGGATCGCCTGGTCGAGGTATGCGTAAGGGTTGAGCCGTTCGGAGAACTTGACCTCCCAATGGACCTCGGAGGCGCACGCGAGGTCGGCGGTGCCGCCCTTGCCGCAATACTGAGCCGTCCTCGTGCAGTCGATCCCGACACGCGAGAGCGCCTCGCACGCCTCGCGCTCGCCACGTGCACCCTTCGCTCGGCTATTCACGGGAGCCTCCGATACGGGGGGGGCTTGACAAAACCCGGTTCCGCGAGTAGGCTCGAGCCCGTGCCTCAAGCACGGGCCCCCACGAGCCTACTCGAACCCAAAAGAGGATGAGAAGGAGAGTCATTCCGACCTCTTCTTCCGACCCGAGTAGAGCTCGTCCACGTCGATCCCGCTCGCGACCGTGAACCGCGGATAGTTCCACTGGATGCCGATCGGCGCCACGGGCGCCCCTGAGCGCACCTCGAACCGAGCCACGAAAGTATCGTCCTCCTCGTGCCGGTAGACGGCCATATGGAGATCGACGGCACGCGAGAGCGCGCCGGCGCCCGCGCCGTAGTCCGTGGTCTCCTTCATGTGCTGCGCGCCCTTGCTCGTGTGGTGCACGAGGATGCAGCTCGACTGGGTGCGCGTGGCGAACCGCCGGAACTTCCGGAGGAGAACGGTCATATCGGCATTCGAGTTCTCGTCCATGCCCTTCTCGAGGAACATGTAGAGCGCGTCGAAGATAATGAGGTCGTACGGCTGCTCGAGCTCGAGGATGCCGCGCAGGACGGCATCGAGGTTCCGGTCGTCCTCTCGCAGCGCCAGGCAGTCGAACCGCCCCTCGAGCGCGCCCATGCCAAACCCCATGTTCCCGACGATGTTCCGGATTCGGTCGGCGATCGTCGAGAGCGTGAGTTCGTTGTCGACGAGGAGCACCCTGCCGGGCTCGCACTGGAAGCCGCCGAACCACGAGCGGCCCGTCGCGACCGAGATAGCGAGATCGTGCATCAGGAACGATTTCCGGCATTTCGGGGGGGCAATGACGGCGCCGACCTCTCCTCTCCGTAGGAGGCGATGCACGAGGTACGGCGTCTGCACGGGATGCTCCCGGATGATCTCAAGGAGCGCCTTCGTCTCGACGGGCCCGGCCTCCGGCTTCTCGCCGGCCGTCCGGATCGCGTTCGAGACCGTCCGCTCGACGTAATCCCGGCGGGTCGCCTTCTCTTCACGCCCCTCGTGGAACATCTTCGCCTTCAGGAGCTCCCGGATCTCGGCTTCGGGCCACCCCTGCGCGGCGAGCGAACAGCAGAACTTCCAGTCGACGGCGGAATCGTCCCTAGGAGCCTCGCTACGGCCCTCGAAGGCCGGGGAGGCCACCGAGGCCTCCCGATGGAGGAAACGGGCGCACAGGGCATCCACGGCCATCTGGGAGCCCCCCACAGGCCGAGCGAAGAGTGCCCGGCCCGAGATGCAGAAGAACCGGGCCCGGTCGTACACCTCGACCGGGCCTCGGCGGTTCTGGGAGTCGTCGGGAACCACGACCCCTCGGAACACGGCATGAAGCCCGGTCCCGCTCGGGCTGTACTCGACGAACGTCCCGCAGTCGCGGGCCCAGTCGGCGAGCCATTGGTCGGCGATCGCCCCATCCTCCGGGTCGGCGATCCCGTCAAGGTCGACGCCGAGCCACCCGTCGCCGAGCATGAAGCCGATGCCCACGTCGTCGACGGTCGCCCTAGCGACGGCCCGCTCGAACGATCCCCACGTGGCCGGATCGTTCGCCTTGCCGGGCCCTCCGGTCTTCGGATCGACGGGCACCTTGGTCCACTTCCCGTCCCTCTGGACGGCGCGCCAGTTCACCCAGCGCGCCTCGGCGATCATCTCGCCCGGGATGTCGTCCACGTCGAAGGCCGTCCGTGGCCGCGGCTTCATCCCATCCTCGCGATCGAGTCGAACTGGCCGGCGTCGTCGCGCCACGGCTTCACGTTCAGCTGGACGATGTCGCCCTTGTCGAAGTGCTCCGCGGCCGCGATCACGGCGGCATCCCACGTGAAGAACTTCGCGGAGTACGACTCGCCGCCCTGGCGCCATCCGAGGATCACCTTGCACTGCGGCTTCCCCGACTTCGAATCCTCGCGGTAGATCCCCTTGATCTGCCCGGTGATCGGGCCGCGGGGGATGCCGGCGGGCTCGATGGAGCGCGGCGCCTCGGGCGCACCCTGCCGAGAGGGGGCGGGTGCTCCCCCTCCCGGCGCGGGCGCTGCAAGAGAAGACGACTCGAGGAAGGCGACGATCGCCTTCGCTGCGCGGAGCATTTCGTTACGGTCCATCCTGGCTCTCCTTGCGTTGTGGAATCCTCGGGTCTGCATGGGGATTCCGCTTGCGAATGTTCCCTAGTATCTGGCCGACGCGCGTCGGCGTGACGCCGATCACGCGCGCGGCCTCCTGCTTCTCGAATCCCGCCGCGAGGAGCTCGCACAAGAGCACCTCGGTCCGGTCCTTCAGCTCGAGCCGGAGCTCGGGCCGCTCGGGTTCCTGCCGGGCCGGGAAGCCGTCGTAAAGTCCCACAATTCTCCGGCCAGCTCGACGACCCCGCTCCCGGCGGTAGGCGTCGAGGATGTCGCACCACACGACGCGAGGACACCACTCGTCGAGGTGGAGCGACTGCATGGCGAGGTCGTGCGGTTCGCGACCGTCGATGCTGCGTCGGCCAACGCGGCGAAACCCCGCGCGCGCGACGATGAGCGCGAGCCTGTAGCGCGCCTCATCCACTACGCCCCTGCTCGAGGAGATAGCGCATCGACTCGATGCACTTGCGGTCGATCCTGCGCTCTTCAAACAGCAGCATCACGCGCTTCTGCTCGTGCTCGATCTGCTCTTTCTGGCGCTCCAGATACCACCGGAGGTTGCGGATCGTCACCGCGGCATCCTGAAGCAGGAGCTTGCTGTGCGCGTCGGGGATGCGCTGCGCCCACGCTTCGAGTTCCGGGATGAGGTTGCACTTGCCGACCGGCGGGATGTAGTTCCGCTCGAACGGGTCGTCGTGCCGGGGTTCGAGGCTCTCCCGGTACTGCTGCTCGGTGTAGCTTTCACCCGCGGCCATCGGTCGCCTCCTTGAAACAGGTGAATCCTCGCGATCTTGCGTATGACTCGCATCGAATCCGATCCCTGTGACCAGGTGTCCACCAAACGTCGTGGGTGAATCCCAAAACCAGGTCGGTGATTTCAGCTTCTCGATCGGCAAGCAAGAGCCGCAGCCGCTCAATCTCGTCGGCGGCCTCGCTTAGTTCTGGAAGCAACTCGACCGGGTATTCCCTGTCGCGCTTGCGTATTTCCTTCCGCAGCCGCGCCACGATGTCATCGATCACGCTTCACCTCCTCGTGATCAAACCAGAACACCGTAAGGCACGCGATCCCGGCGAACACCATCGCGGCGCCGGCCATGATCCAAGCGAGAATCATGCCCGCACCTCGACGCGCGGCGTCTTGAAGGCGTCGGCCTCGAGCGCGAGCTGGGCGCGGTACGCGGACACGGCGCGGCGCATCACGTCGTGCTTGTAGAGGTCGAGCTCGATCGCAAGCTTGTGCACCTCGAGCGCGGTCTCGCGGTGCACCGAGATCGTGGTAAACCCGAACTGCGGAACGCTCCGCGACTTCTTCTTCTCTTGCATTGTGCTCTCCTTGCCGCCGAGCGGCGTGGACACGATGCCATTGATCGGCTCGCGCGTCAACGGGGCTTTAGCCCTCGCGTCGAAAACGGACGGAGTCATTCAGACTCGCGCGCCGCTTCGCGCAGCCGGCGCACGGCCCGACCGCCTCGACGATGCCGACCGCGACCGCGACCCGGTGCACGGTGTCGCCGAGGCCGCGGTCCGGGCCGGAGTAGTCCGGGCACGCGCGGCAAACGCCGGGCGACGGCCGGCACCCGGTGCGCCGCGAGGCCTCCGGATGGACGCACAGGCCGTCCCGCCGGCTCGAGCAGCTCACGCCGTCACCGCCGATCCGCTCTTCGCGCCGAACGTGACGACCGGGAGGCCGCTCGTGCCGCCGCCGATCTTCGCGGCGCCCGTGGTCACGGTGCGCGTCACGCCGAATACGTCGACCCAAGAATCCTCGCCCCACGTTCCGATCGGGCAGAGCGCATAGTCGACAAAAAGGTGTTGCGTGGCGAACACCTCGAAGCTCGACACGCCGCTAGGTCCGCACGGTCCGCTCGCCGGCTTCTGCCACCGATGGAACATCGTGAGCGTGCACGCCCAGTAGCCGGGGCTCGCGCCGTTGTGCTTCTCCATCGAGATCCGCGCGCCGTGGTACGCAAGCCAGGCGCACGAGCCCGCGCAGTTGGCGAGGCTGTAGCCAGTCCACGGCTCGGCGCTCGGCACGGTCGCCCAAAAGTACGGGTAGAGCTGGCCGCTTCCGCCCGGGTAGCTCGGATTCACCGATCGCACCATCGTTACGTCGGTGCCCGGGACGTTGAGGTTCCTCGAGGTGCCAAGTCCGTTCGGGTAGAGCGTGTAGTTCGATCCGACCGTGTTGCAGACGAACGAGTAGACCTGCGAGAACCGCGCGTCGAGCAGAATGCTCGTCAGCCCGCAGAACTCGCAGCAGCAGTCCCGGTACAGCGTCACGGCTTCGGCGGTTCCTTCTTCTTCGGCATCTTCGGCTGCGGAAGCATGAGCCCCACGGCGCCCGTGAGCGCGCCGAAGAGGAGCCCGCCGTACGGGATGCCCTCGCTCGCGGTGCCGACCACCGAGAGCCCGACGCTGGTCCACTGGTGGACGAACTGGTACCGCTCCTCGGCCTTCTCGATCGACGCCACGAACGCCGCGTCGGTGCGCTCCACCCACGCGGTCCATTCCTCATAGGCGCGCTCGGCGTCCGCGAGCATGAGCGGCGGCTCGAAGTCGAGCACCTCCGGGATCGCCGCCGGCGCCTTCACCTCGATCCGCTCGCGCCAGTCGCATCCCGACGCGACGAGCATCCCCGCGATGAGCACGCCTCCGAAGAGCGCGACGGCCTTCTCTTGCTTATTCATCGCTCAAGCCCTTCCGCGCCAGCTGCATGCTGATCGTCTGTAGGTGGTTCCTGATCTCGTGGATGTGCCGGTCGTGCCGTTCGAGGCTTTCCTTTACTCGGATATCCTCGTTGCTGAGTCGTTCCTCGATCTTCGCGAGCCGCGAGATGATCGAGAAACAGAACCCGAACAGCGGCCCGAGCAGGGTGACGCTTGCGATGGCGTACGGGAGAACTTGGTCAAGGCTCATCCAAAACTTCCTTCCTGCGGGCCTCGCTCAGGACGCCGACCGAGACGAGGTACGACATCCCGGCGAGCGTGATCGGGTCGCCCGCGTCGACTTCCTGCGCCGCCTGGGCGAGCTGCAGAAAGTCGGCGAGCGCGGGATCGGACGCCGCGCCGCTGCGGAACAGCGCGCGCTCGGCGGGCGTGAACCTGAACAGGAACTGGTAGGCCGTCCACCGGGGACGGTTGAATCCCCACCCGTCGAACACGTCGCCGACGAGCGTCTCGTCGGTGCAGCGGATCGCGCCGGCCGGCTGCGCGACGGCCTCCTCGATGGAGTGGACGCGGCGGGTCTCGTCGACGTGTGCCCATTTCATGACGCGCCGCACCTCGTGAGATCCTGCGTGAAGTCGACGTAGTCGACGAACATCGAGCGGCTCGTCGTGCCGGCGCCCTTGCGGATGCCGACGCATATCCCGGTCTGGTCGCTCGAGCCGCTCGGGATGTCCGTCGTGATCGTCGCCACGAGCGCGTCGTCGATGTAGAACGTCGCCGAGGTCGCCGCGGCGTTGATCCGGATCTCGAGGCAGTACCACGTCGACGCGACCACCGAGATCCCGGTGTCGACGACGGTCGTGCTTCCCGTGGTCGTCGAGTACGTGGTCGCCTGCCACTTCCCGCCGTTCAGGTTGTCGCGGTAGGCGAGGTACACGCCGTCGACCGCCGTGGCGCCGCTCGCGATGTTGTCGTGGAGCCCGGCGATCAGGTTGTATCGGTTCGTCGCGTCGCTCAGGCTCGACGGCGTCTTGAGCATCGTCTTGAAGTACACGGCGCCCGAGCCGAGCTGGATGCAGTCGAACGTCGGCGAGACCACGCACGCGCGCCCGGTCGTCGTGGTGCCCGAGGCGCACTGGGCGATCCCGACGTGGTAGTTCTCGTGGATGAAGGTGTCGGCGAACGTGACCGCCGCGCCCGTCCCGCTCGTGTTCGTGGTGTAGTCGCCCGCCGTGGTGCACTCGGTCCGGAGCCACACGCGGCACGCCGGATCGAATCGCCACGAGAGGTTCGGATCGTCGTACACGACGTGGCAGTCGCCCTGGATGAGCGGCACGAGGCTCGCCGCGTCGCACTGCCCGTCGATCGCGTTCGGCACGCAGAAGAACCAGCGGTCGCCGCCGTTGGTGAGCCGGTGCGGGAAGATCACCACGTACCCCTCGACGGGCTTCAGCGCGAAGCCGGCCGGGATGTTCGCCGGGAGGTAGCCGGGCCCGATCAGGGTCGAGGTGTTGATGCCCTCGCAGACGTTGTAGGCCGTCCCCTGGTACCACGCGTCCGTCACGTCGGTGAAGACCTTCGACGAGGTCGAGCCGATCTCCGCGAGCTTCCACGAATACTCCCACCGGTTCGTCGCGATCGAGCTGCTCGAGACGATCTTCGCGATGAGGAACGGCACGCCTTCCGCGGCCATGCGGTCGGCGCGCTCCCGCGCGACCTCCTGAGAGGCGAGGACGCCGGCTTGCGCCGCGAGAAGCTGCGACTTCGTGGGGATCATGGTCCGGGCGCCACGTACTGCTGGAAGCACCCGCGGAGCGCGATCTGCTCGGCGAGATCGGCGTCGGGCTGCTCTTGGAAGATGAGGGAATGGTTGTACGTGTTCACGTAGAGGCTCTTCCACGTGACCGTGGCCGAGCTCCCGTTCGAGTCGAGCGACGGCCGTCCCTGAATGTCGACCTTAGGAACCTGCTCGCAGCGGAACCACTGGTCCCACTTAAAGACGTAGCTCGCGCGGTAGTACTCGTCGCGGATGTGCGTGAGGTTCGCCGTCTCGCAGTAGACCGTGTTCGCGGTCCAGTGGAGGAAGGTCGCCGAGTTCCACGTGTTCTGGATCGAGCTCACGCGGTCGTACACGGCGACGAGGGAATGCCGCGTGGTGTCGATCACGAGCGAGATCCTCACGGTCGCCTGCCGGATCTGCGCCGAGAGCGGCCGCGTTCCGTAGTCGACCTTCGTCCCGCCGATGTCGGTCGAGGTGTTCAGGTTCGCCGAGGGGTTCGTCGTGTAGCCGCCGGAGGCCGTCCGGTACATGGTCACGCTGCGCGGCGTCGAGTCGAAGTCGACCACGACGGGGAGCGCAAGGCTCGCCGGCCGGCCGCTCGAGCCCGTGTCGCACCACGTGTACATGGAGTCGAAGCGGTAGGCCACGTCCACGACGAGGCCGTTCGATCCGGGCACGTGCCGCACGTCGATCGCGCGGAGGCGCATCCGTCCGGTGCGCGTCGAGTCCGACGCGGTCGTGAGCAGCGCGCCGGGGTTTTTGTCGATCACGGACGCGAGGTCGGTCGACTTCGCCAGGTCGAGGACCGTCGTGCTCGAGACGCGCTTCGTGACGGTGTAGGACGGCGATCCGGTCGGACCGGAATCGACGTACTGCTCGTTGATGATGCGGGATGATGTCGCCATTTCAGAAGCCGAGGAGCTCGCGGATCACGTACTCGAGCGGATTGTTTCCGGCCACGGGCTGCGCTGCCATCACGGCCCGCATGACGGGATCGACGGTGCTCTCGGCCTGAGCCTGAGCCCTCTGGAAGCCGCCGCCGCCGGCGAGCGTGCCGAGGTAGGTCGCGAGCGCCGGGAGCCGGTAGTTCCGGAACAGGTTCGCGCCCGTGGCGAAGCCGCCTCCCGAGCCGGCGAATCCGGCGCCGAATCCTCCCCCGATGCCGAGGGTCGGCGCGGCGCTTGGTGTCGACGGAGCTTGCTGCGCGATGTTCTGCGCGAGGAGCTGCGAGAGGCCGAACTCCTCGATCCGCCGGCGCTGGTCGAGCTGCACGGCCTCGAGCGCCTGGACGGCGCGCTTCTGGAGGTTCGGCATTTCCTGAATCGCCTGCATGATCGCCGCGACGCCCGTTCCTGCGGCCGCGAGGCCGAGCCCTGCGGCGCCCAGGGCGATTCCGGCGCCACCGAGCTGCGCGAGCCCGAGCACGCCGCCGACGCCCTGGAGCGCCTTGCTCTGGGCGCCGAGCTTCGCCAGCGCCTCGGCCGACTGGTTCACGTTCGAGCGCATGGCGCCGACCTGCTTGGTCGTGCGCGCGGCGTTCGCCTCGAGGCGCCGGAGCTCCTTCGACGCGGCGTCGGTCGCCGCCGTGAGGCCCTTCGAGTCGCCCGTGATCGCGATGTTTACCTTGCTGATCTTAGCCACGCGACACCTCCCGTTCGATCGCTTCCTCGAGCATCGGCACGGCGAGCGGCTCGACGACCTTCAGGGTCTTTGTGAGGAAGAAGCTTCCCTTCACCTTCCCGATCGTCCTGAACTTCGCGAGCTTCGCGCTCTCGCCGCGGGCGAGCAGCATCCGCCGCTCCTCGTCGGTGCTCCGGCGCTTGATGTCGTGGCCGAACTCGACCCATCGGAGATACCAGTGCGGCGTGAGGTAGGAGCCGGCGATCTCCTTGATGCCGACGCCCGCCCAGACGACCTGACCCTTCGAGTAGCCCTTCACCTTCGTGGCGACGGCGAACTTGAGGTGGACGTTTGGCCGCTCCGCTCCCCGCACGGTCTCCACGCTCGACGTGCGTCCGAACGGCGCCGCGGCCTCGACGGCCTTCTGCGCGACCTTCGTCCAGCGCCGGAACCCGTTCCGCATGGCGCGCGTGGCGCCCTCGCCGCCGAGCGTCCTGAGCCGCGCGTTGACGGCCTCGATCGCCTTCGCGTCGAGCTCAACCACCAGGCCGAAGGATGCGCGCCGCGACATCGTGAGAGAGTCCCTTGTGTCCGTGCACGCCGAGCCATGCGGCGAGCGGCGTCTCGAGGTTCCATTCGGTGACGGCCGCGGCGAGCACCTCGCGCGCGGCCAGAGCTAGTCCAAGCCTTCGGTGTACAGAGGCTCGATGATCCGGGCGAGCGCGATGCACGCCGGAGCGCTGAGCTTCTGAGCCTCCTCGATCGTGTAGAGAAGCCGCCCGTCCGGGCCGAGCACGTGGTTCGCGACGTACCACGGCTCCATCCGGTCCCCGCGCGACGAGGCGTCGAGCGCCGCGACGAGGTCGGCCACGGTCGGACGCCGGAGCACGACGGGCTCGCCGCGGAAATCGACCGTCTTCGGTCGCGCGAGGAGAGCCTCGATCATGCGGTGAGATCCCACGTGAAGGAGCCGGTGTAGGTGAACGTGCAGGAGCACTGCGCGACCGCGTTCGGCGCGACCGAGATCGAGACGTTCGAGACGAGGGCGTTCCCCTTGATCGAGACTCCCGTCGCCCAGACGATCTCCACGCCCGTGAGCGTGGTGCCGTTCTGGAGCCCTTCGAGAATCGTGTGATGCGACGCATCGAGGAAGAACTCGGCGTCGCAAGTGCCCTCGGTGATCCCGTACTCGAAGGTCCGGTGCGACGCTCCGACCGAGGTCACGTCGATCGGCGTGCGGTTGAGGTTGAGCGTCGCTCGCGCCGTGTCGTCGATTGTGCCGTTATTGATCTTGAGAGAGGCTTGCGTTCCGGGGCTCGGCATGGCTTAGGCCTTGTAGAAAATTTCCATTCGGACGGTGCAGATAGCGGGCTCGGCCTCGTCGCCTTCGCCGGCGACGGGTTCCTCGAGCACGCCGTAGGCGGTCGTAATCGCGCAGCTCGAGCCGCCGGACGCCACGCTCAGGATGCGGGCTTCGGCCTGGTCGGCGAGCGTCTGGGCCGCGACCATCGTCTCGGCCACGCAGTTGAGGACGAGGTCGTAGCGCCCGAGCGGGGAGGAGCCGAGCGACGCCGCCTCGCCGCCCGGCATCTCGACGACGATCGCCGGAAGCGCGCCGCTCTGGAGCCGCGAGCCGACCGAGACGCGCGTCGAGGCGTTCGTCTGGCCGGAGAGCCACCCGACGACCGTGCCCTCGATCATGCGACCTCCGTGCAGTCGATCACGGCGACGCGGTCCGCCTGGTCGAGGTTCCGGATGCCGTTGATCCTGAGCGTGCGCGAACGGACCGAGAGGCGGTCAAGCGCGGTGATGTTCAGCCGGCCGATGTTCGGCCACCGGGTCCGTACCTCGTAGCTCTGCACGAGCGCCACGCCGTCCGCGTAGGTCTGCTCGACGGGGGGCCCTTCGCGGAGATCGACGCGAAGCGTGCCCGTCGTGGTCAGAGTCGTGACGCGCCGGCCGAGAGCGTCGACGCTGCTCGAGGCCTTCATGTGCGACGCGATGAACCGGGTGCGTCCGCTCGAGATCATGAGAACGGCGCCCTGATCCGGAGGTGCTCGAGCATGAACTGTGCGCCCATCGGGACGGTCGCGAGGCCGACCGGCTGCGCCGCCTCGGGATTGTTGTACCACAGGCCGACGAGCGAGATGACCGCCTGAACGGCTTCGTTCGGCTCGGTCGAGTAGCCGGCGAGGTAGGTCACGGTGATGAGCGTGCCGTCCTTCCGCTCGAAGGTGTCGAGGAACTCGAGCGCCACGAGGTCGCCGGTCCGGTCGAGCCAGTAATCCTCGGCGTCCACGGTCTGAGCGTCGTCGGCCGTGTCGGTGTAGACGACCGACGTGATGCTCGTCACCGGCTGCACGGCGAGGACCGTGCGGCGCCAGTCGCCAAGGTACATCGTGCGCGAGGCGCTCGTGAGCTTGAAGCCGCAGTACGTCTCCACCCACGAGATCGCCACGGAGATGAGGCGGGTGAGCTCCGCGTCGTCGTCCGAGTAGTCGATCTTGAGCGCCGTCTTGACGGTTGCGAGCGAGATAGCCATCTGGAAAAGGGGAGCCGCGGTTTCCCGCGGCGCCCCCGCAAGGAGGGGAGAGATGCCGGATTCAGCTCACTTGAAGCCGAGGTAGCCGAAGGCGAGCGTGTTCGTCACGACGACGTCGCTGCGCTTCCACGCCTGGAGGATGGTCATGAGCTTCTGCATCTGCGAGGTCGTGTCGACGAAGAACTCGAGCGGGCCGCGGTCGTAGATCTCGACGTAGCTCCAGTTTCCGACAACGGCCGCGACCGAGCCTGCCGTGACTGCGGTCGGCATGTGCTCCGAGATCGCCACCGGGATGCCGTAGAGCGAGCCGCTCAGGCCGTTCGTGAGGCCCTCGGTGACGTTGTCCGACACCTGCCACAGGTAGCGGTTCGAGGAGTCCTTGAACTTCCGGACGGTCTTCGCAACATTGTCGCCCATCATCCACCGGAGGTTCGTCCGGTAGCGCGGGAGGATCTTGTGCACGGTGTCGATCACGTCGTCGGCCGCGAGCGTGGTGAGGCCGGCTCCAGTCGAGCCCGAACCGGTTCCGGTGTGGCGCTGTCCGGTCGCCGCCTTGATGACGGTGATCGCGCCATTCGGCTGCGCCGGATTTCCGGTCGCCGACGCCGAGCCGTCGCCATTCATGAGGTACTCCTCCTCGGCCAGGTACACGCCTTCGCCGACCTTGCGCGCGATGAAGTCGCCGCCGCCGACGTAGTCCTGGTACGCGAACTTGGTGACGGGCACGCGGACCGCGAAGGCGAAGTCGCCGACCGTCTTCCGCGAGAAGGTGATGCCCGACTCGGTGACGCTGTTCGTCGGAGCCGCGTAGGAGTCGGTCGTGGTCGTCGACTCGTCGACGAGGTAGCCGGTCGGGGTGCTCGCGTCGACGGTGATCTGCTGATCGCTGGCGACGGTGTACACGGTCGCGACGCTGCGGAGGACGAGCGACTTCTGCACGAGCTCGATGATCCGGCGCTGCATGTCGGTCGGGACCGGCGCGTTCGAGGTCGAGGTTGCGTTTCCGTTGATCGTGCCGCGGAGCTCGGCCATGTTGCCCGTCGCGAGCGCGCGGGCGAAGAGGTCGCGGTACTCGCGGCTCGACTCGAAGCCGCCGGACGCCAGCTGCGCGCGCGGCTCGAGGACCGGGCGCTTCAGCTCTTCGGCGAGCTTCGCGGCGCGCTGCTCGCGCGAGATCGACTTGTCGAGCTCCTGATAGCGCGCGTCCATATTGTCCCACTGCTCCTGGTCGAGCGGGCCGAAGTCGGCGCGCTCGTTCAGGGCCTGCATGTCGGTGAGGAGCTTCTTGCGCTCCTGCATCATCTCGGAGAGAACGTTGATCGTTGCCTGGCTAGCCATCACAGGTTTCCTTTCAGTCCGCGCAGATAGAGCGCGCGATGCATCCTGTCGCGGGCGCTCACGCAGCGCAGCGACGAACTGGTCTGGGGATATGCCGCGTCCTGCACGACGCTCACCTCGATGAGCTTCGCGCGCTTGACGAGGCGCGAGGTACGGTCCTTGTTCCACGAGTCCTCCTCGACGATGAAGCCGAAGCTCATCTCGCCGGAGAGGTCGCCGCGCTCGAGCAGGGCCCGGACATCGTTTCCGAGCGTCGTCTCGGGGAGCACGGCCTCGAAGGCGAGGCCCTGCCGGTCCGAGCGGAGCTTGAGCGTGCCGGAGCGGGTGCGCGCCAGCGGCATGGACGGGTCGTGGTTGTAGTAGAGCTTCACGTCGGCGCCGGCCGAGAGCGTCTCGCCGAAGGCGCCCGGCGCGATGCGCTCGACGAATGTTCGGCCGTAGTCGGCGATCTCGCGGGAATCCTGCCCGTACACGGCTGCGTAGCCCGAGAGCGTGCGGCCCTCGAGCGAGTTCTCCGCGCGGATCGCGCGCCGTTCAAGTGAAGTCACCGACCGCTCCTTCCTCGGCGCTCGTGTCCGATCCGATGTTCGTGGTGCCGCCGCCGGTGCCGACGTTGAGCGCGAGCGTCGGCTCGTCGAGTCCGGGGAGCGGCTCGAGGTCGAGCCACGCGCGCGCTTCGTTCCGGGTGATCACGCCCGCCTCGACGCCGGTCCGGAGCGCGGCCATCTGCTCGGCGAGCGACGGGCGCGAGATCGTGTCGGTGTCGAAGGTCGGGCTTTCGCCCGGGGTGAGCTTTGCCTCGATCTCCGCCGCCCACGCCGCGAACCAGTGCGAGAGGCACGCGTCGACGTACATACGCGAGAGCCACTCCATCGAGCCGTAGGCGTTCGCGCTGTGCTCGCTCAGGTAGCTCGTCGGCACGCCGTACATTCGGGCTACGTCCTCGATCGAGTAGCGCCGCGCGGCCGCGATGCCCTGGTCGTCGAGCGTGCTCGAGATGCGCTCGACCTTCATGCCCTCGCCGAGCACGAGCGGCTTCCCGGCGTTCGCCGCGCCGGAATGGTGCTTCATCCAGTCCTCGAGCACGTACTGCCGCGCGGCCGCGTTGAGCGGGTTAGGCGAGATCACGGCGAGCTTGGGGTTCCCGGCGTTCCGCATCACCTCGAGCTGCGCGGTCTCCTGCGCGGCCATGACGGTGAGCGAGGTCTTGCAGAGTCGCACGGGGCTCTCGCCCCACAGGCCGTCGTAGCCGATCGCGCGGAGGTGGAGGACCGATCCGAGCGGGAGCTCGCCGTAGGCCGTCGTCCGATAGAACGGCTCGGCGCGCGACATGTCCAGCTGCACGCTCATCGTGTCGAGCGGGAGGATCTCGAGCAGCTCGCCCGACATCGTGCGGTTGATCGCCGCGAAGGCGTTCCCGTATAGCAGCGCCTGGAGCGTCATCGAGCGCCGGAGCTCGAAGCCGTTCGTCCATCGGTT